CGGCTGCGACCGTTTCTGTACCACCTTCACCGGATACCGTGGTATGGCAGATATAATAATCTTTCCATTCCAAGGTATGGTTTCCGATTTCATCAACCACGGTTTCTGCCTTTTGAAAGGTGACCAGTACATTCAGTAGTGAAATATCCATCAAAATCCCTCCTTGCGTATTCCAAAGAGAAGTGATCGAAGGGTCAGGGTCAATCCCTTATGGTCAGCCTCCTCACGATGTTCATATAAATAGGCAACTGCATACATCACAGCCAGCTTTGCATTTGGCTCTGTAGCAAGGGATTCTTCCTCTGTAACACGGGCAATATCTATACAAAGCTGATGACTGCCCTCAATTAGAGAAGTCAGTAACGCATCATCATCATCAAAATCCACACGGAGGTAGTCTTTCATTTCTTCTAATGTTACAAGCATAAGCACCTCCATAAAGAAATTTGGGCGATGCTACTCATTAATAACACCGCCCATAAAATTAGGCAGAAGCCTTCATCTTAAGGATTTTAACGGCTTCAGGGAGTACTAACTTACCATCCACACGCTCTTTTGCCACAAAGCCAATCATACCGTTTCCGGCATAAAGTTCACGAAGTTCTGCAAAGGAACGAGTACCACGGTCACCAATGTTATAATAGCTGAAATCACCAAAGGCAATAACAGGCTGTCCTGCTGCAATCGTAGGAACATAAGCAGAAGTCAATACTTCATAACCAAACAACCTATCTGGCTCACCTGCCTGGTTAGAAGGCTGCCAAAGGTATGCTTTATTTCCATCCTGCAACTTTCTAATAGCAGCAATGGTCTGGTCATTCATGATAAACTTCGCATTCTTACGGTAAGGACGCTTAAGAGAATAAACCAAATTGATGATTTCATCAGCAGTAATAGCCGTAGCACTTGCAGCCGTTACACCAACCTCACCACCACCAGTTTCAGCAAAAATACCAAGTGGCTTACCTGTGCCGTCACCGTTAAGGAACGCATCTTCTTCGGCGTTTGAAAGAGCCTTTGAAAATTGCTTAATGATGTATTTTTCAATCTGAAATGCATTGTCATAAAGAAGTTCCTCGGTTACCTTAACAGCAACATGAAGTTTATGTGCATCCAGATTGATTTGGTCAAACTTGGCATCGCCAAAAGTAAGTGCCTCACCCTCATCAATCCATGCAGCAGCAGGCTTGGAGGCAGCAATGTTAATTTTGCGCTCACCACTGGTATTAATGGTAGTACCCAGCTTACGGAAGATATTCTCTTCCTCAAGGCCCTCAATCAGACGATCATCATACTCAGTAGGTACAAGGTAGCCACCGTCTGCGTCAATGCCTTCGGAAAGGATATCACAGACTGAACGGAAGTTAGAACGCAGTGCCTTAAGCATTCCATCCTTATACGCATCAGATGCTCGTCCGGTCTGAGGCTTATCACCGTTTTCATCTTTATTACCCATAGGCTTGTGGGTAATAGGAGTATTCACAGGCTTTTTAAATTCATTTTCCATCATCTCCATTGCCTGCATACGTTCAATTTCAGAAGTGTAATTCTGTACCTTCTGTTCCATTTCAGCATAGGTCGTAGCATCTGCATCAGAAAGCAGACCGTCCTTGTCACGCTTTGTTTCCACAAAGGCCTTTGCAGCCTCCCACGCCTGGTTACGCTTTTCTCTCAGTTCTAAAATAGTCATATTCGTTTACCTCCAATTTTTGATTAAATTCAACCTATCCATAAGGGAAACGGCTGTGGTTTTGTGTTCTGTTTCTGTTGATTTTGTCTGAATCTTACACTTCTCAGCAATTTTATCCACAAGGGAATTGACTACCTGTGTGTGTGAAAACATCATGCTAACCTGTGGCACAAGTATTTCATCGTTTGTAGCATTCCTTTGCATGATTTCATCGGCAAAACCAAGTTCAATGGCTTTGTTTGCATCCATCCAAGTTTCCGCATCCATTAAATGAGATAACTTTGCTCTAGATAGACCAGTTTTAATTTCATAAGCATTGATAATGGAATCCTTCACGCTGCCAAGCATTTCAATAGCTTTTTGCATTTCCGCAGAATTTCCATACGCTATAGTCATAGGGTTATGAATCATTAACATAGAAACAGGGGATACCAGCACTTTTGTGCCTGCCATAGCAATAACAGATGCTGCACTTGCTGCAATTCCATCAATCTTGACTGTTACGCTACCTTTGTATTCCATCATCATGTTGTAGATTTGTGCTGCAGCCACGCAGTCCCCACCTGGAGAGTTGATCCAAACCGTGATATCACCACTTCCTGCATCGAGTTCTTCCTTAAAGAGCTGTGGTGTGATGTCATCGTCAAACCAACTTTCTTCGGCTATCGTTCCGTTTAGAAACAAAGTTCTCTCCATCATCTGTTCCTGCATTTCCTGATCCGCCACTATCCGACTCTTCCAATTCCAGAATTTCTTCATTTGAGTTTTCCTCCTTTCCAGTTGACGCAAAAATTCCTGCATCCTTGAGCTTTGTCATGTTGCCATTAATGAGATATAAATCTCCACCCTCTTCTGAAGGAATGCGGTCTAGATTTTCAAGTTCACGAATGTCGTTGGCTGACATCCACCCATTTTGTCTTGCAGTGGCATACCCACTCATACGACTCTGATAGTCACCTCGTAGTAATCCATCTACATTGAACTTGATAAAATAAGCAGCCCTTTCAGAAGGAGAAATAAGAGAACGAATCATTGATTGCTCCCACCTTACAAGCCAAGGCTCTAACGTGTATTTCACGAATTCCAAAGACTGCTGCTCAATATTAGAAAAGCTCGACTTCTCAAGGTCACCCACCATGTGTGGAGGAACTCTAAAAATTCGAGCAATTTCATTGATTTGAAACTTTCTTGTTTCTAAAAACTGTGCCTGTTCTGGCGAGATGGAAATAGGCGTGTATTTCATGCCTTCTTCCAAAATGGCTATCTTATGAGAATTGCTACCGGAGAAGCCTTTATTCCAGCTTTCACGGATTGCATCAGGGTTCTTTACAGTACCCGGAAACTCTAAAAGTCCTCCCGGAGTTGCACCATTAGCAAAGAACTTAGCACCATATTCTTCACATGCAATTGCCATACCGATTGCATTTTTAGCCATAGCGATTGGAGAATATCCAACTAAGCCATCAAAGCCAAGACCGGGTACATGAAGCACATCAGAGGGCTTCAGGGTAACAGTTCCATTCTTCATAGTTGGTGCATCAGAATCTTGCATTTGGTACTGATAGTAAAGGTGACCGTGTTCGTCTCTATCAACGCTCATTCGATTAGGCATCAGAGGATACAAGCCTACAACTTGACCTTTGCCATTGCGGATAATCTGTGCATAGGCATTGCCCCATAAAAGCAGATGTGTCATAAGTGTTTCTCTGAATACAAAAGAAGTCATTTCAGGATTTGGCTCATCGTGGAGTATCTTGTAAAGAGGATGCTCCAGAGCTTTTTCCTTACTGCCACTGTCTTTGTATTGGTAGAGATGAACAGGAAGACCTGCAATGGACTCTGAAAGAATACGCACACAGGCATATACAGCAGTCATCTGCATAGCAGAGCGCTCATTGACGGATTTTCCAGAGGTGCTTCCACCAAAGAGAAAACGATAGCCGTTTCCATTTATGCTATTAGTAGGCTTATCTCTTGACCTAAATAAACCAGATATAATACTCATATTTCATACGCCTCCTTTCAGATAAACAAAATGCCTCTGTTGTCATAAACAGAAGCACCGGAATCATTACCACAGCGAATGGCACGGTCAAGTCCCATGATGGTAGCAATAGCTCCATCGATTTTCTCTGTAGATTTTTCTTTGTCAGCTTTTATATTGCCTGCTGGGTCAGTACGAATAAAGATGTTGTCCATCATCCATCGAAGTACTGGATGACCTCCGTGGGCCAGCTTTTCTTCAAGTGTAAGTTTCATCAATTCTTTAGTAGGTGGCGACATATCTTTGAAGCCCTGACCGAATGGAACAACAGTAAAGCCCATATTCTCAAGGTTCTGAACCATTTGAACAGCTCCCCAGCGGTCAAAAGCAATTTCTCTGATATTGAATCGTTCACCAAGACGCTCTATGAATTTCTCTATATAGCCATAATGAACAACATTTCCTTCTGTGGTTTGCAGAAATCCTTGCCGCTCCCATACATCGTAAGGGACATGGTCTCGTCTTACACGAAGGTCTAGGGTTTCCTCCGGTACCCAGAAGTAAGGAAGAACAGCATATTTGTCGTCATCATCTTGTGGAGGAAATACCAGTACAAAGGCTGTAATATCCGTTGTGGAAGATAAGTCCAAACCACCATAACAAATACGTCCTTCAAGGTCGTCCTCATTGACACGGAAGGAACAGTTATCCCATTTTTCCATTGGCATCCATCGGATAGCCTGTTTTACCCATTGATTCAGCCTTAGCTGACGGAAGGAGTTTTCCTCACCGGGATTTTGCTTTGCGGATTCACAGGCTGCTTTTACTTTATCGATACCAACTGTAATGCCAAGCGACGGATTCGCTTTCTTCCAGACTTTAGGGTCTGTCCAGTCATCTGTTTCATCAGCACCATAGATAACAGGATAAAAAGTTGAGTCAATTTTTCTGCCTTCAAGAATATCTTTTGCTTTCTGATGAGTTTCATAACAGATGCTATTTGTATCAGTTCCTGCAGTTGTAATCAGGAAATAGAGCGGTTGCATACGAGCATCGCCGGAACCTTTGGTCATTACATCAAATAGTTTTCGATTGGGCTGGGTATGGAGCTCATCAAAAACAACGCCATGAATATTAAATCCATGTTTGGAGTAAGCTTCAGCAGAAAAGTACCTGATAGAAGCTGTTAGTAGGCTGATAAACAATACGTTTTTGTGAAGCTA